ATTAGAGGCTTTGGAGCACAATATGGAAGTACGAAAGCCTTCTGGTCCGGGCCTATGTAATGTGTTGCCACAGAACCTAATTGTCGATCCGAATGCTGAACAGACCGATTGCATGGACGCTCAATGGATGGTTGAGCGTACAATGCTGAGTACGAACTACCTGAATGCGCAATTCTCTAAGCCTGATCCTGAGACAGAGGGCACTGACTCCGCAGCACGTGTCCTAGTCTACAAGCCGACGCACAAAGCCGTATTCCAAGTAGGTGAAGGCGAACGCGATGAGGGCTTGGGCATCGTAATGAAGGCGATTGAGGCAAATCAGATCGTTACGGCTCACACGGAGGAGGAAAGAACCGCGTACATTGAGATGTACTACACAGAATGCTTCTATGTGTGGGACAGGGCCACGCACAGAGTCATGCTGTTCGCTGCGGATGACTGGGCATGGCCTGTTTGGGTGTGGGACGCCGCAGATTTGATCAGGATCACGCGTTTCTTCCCATATTTCGTCATTGGGTTCGGTTTTAGCTCTGGTGGAGCCGTTACAGTCGGCGAAGTGGCGTACATTCTCGACCAACAGGACGAAATCAACCAAATCAACCGTCAAATCGCCAAAATCAGGCGAACTGTGTTCAATTACTTCTACTACAACTCGAATAAGATCAACAAAGACGACGCTGAAAAGTTTTTGAAGGCTCTCATGTCTCCTAGTGACGACGGAGAGCACTTTTTGGCTGTTAAGGCCGGTGATCACAAGATTGCGGACCTAATCGAGTCTGTAAAACCTCCAGCGGTGGACTATGAGGCGCTTTTTGCCAAAGACCCGATCAAACAAGCAATGGATCGAGTCACAAACACGAATGATGCGCTCAGAGGCGTACAATTCAAAGCGTATACAAATGAGAGCGCAGTCGAAAGCTACCAAGAGAGCCTCCGTCTCAGCATCGGGGCGAAGGTTGACATCATCGAAGACACAGTGGCCGATCTTGCTATTGCGCTGGCTGAGATGTGTGTTCAGCATCTATCGCAGCAAGAAGTAGCTGGCCTCATTGGTGAGAGTAAGGCCGCCGAATGGAAGGAGATGCCTCTTGAAATCTTCAACTCGCAATATACGCTTCAATTGGTCGCAGGATCAATGGAGAAGCCTAACAGCGTGTTCAAAAAGAGAGAGGCTATTCAGGCAGCGCAGGCAATTGGACAATTTGCGCAGGCTGCACCGGGAACTACGCTTTGGATCATGTTGGATCTATTCCAGAAGGCGTTTACGGACATTACAATTAAGCCTGAGCAATGGGATATGATGCGCAAGGAGATTGCAGCATCAATGCAGCAGGGCGTCAGTACAGGTCAGCCAGTTGGCGGCGCACCGGCTCAACCCGGTCAACCCGCCGATCCAAACGCGCCAGCGGGGACGGGAGCCCCTGCTGGTGCGGGCGGACCTCAGCAGATAGAGCAAATCCTCATGGCGCTGCCGCCGCAGGCTAAGGCGCAGCTTATGAAGATGAAGACTGAAGGCGTACCGGCTGAGAAGATCATTCAGTATGCCATCGCAGAGGCAACGAAGGCGGGATTGATCCCCGGCGGTGGTCAGCCTCAGGGCGCTCCGCAGGCAGGAGCACCTCCTCCAGAGGCAGCGGCAAGCAACGTAGCACAACAACAAAACGGCTCAGCGGCAAGGCCGTACTAGTTTGAGTCAAACAAAGGAGAACAACATGGCACCTCGTGACGGTACTCTAGGCGGCGACAAGGATGCGGCAAGTCTCGGCATTACAGCGGAAGACCTTGGCGTATCGGCAGACGATGGCGATGCGGGCGATGGGAATTACGGCGACGTTGATGATGGGTCAGATGACTCTGGAGACGGTCTAGGAGACAGTACCGGAGAAGGTCGTCAGACCGCAGGTGACTCTGATGTAGACATGGGTGAGGGCCGTCCTACGAGACGTGCCCGTGATCAATTTGGCCGTGAGCCCAAGCAGAAGAAACAAGATCAACAGCCTCAGCGCATTCCATCATCGGCAGAGGTTCGGCCTGACGCAAAGGGCAACCTCGTTGATGCACGAGGAAACGTGGTCGCCCGTGCAGGCAAAGAGGCTCGCTTCTATCAGCAGGCAGCAAATGCATCAAAGCAGATGCAGGCATTTCAGGCGCAGGCAGAGGCACACGTCAGCGATTTGACGAATCGTCTCCAGCGTGCAGTTGAGATCGGTCGTGAAGTCTACGGTCGCCTTGAGACGTTGCAGGCTCAGAACAAGCAGATGCAGAGCCTTGGTATCAGTCCGGCGGAGCAGCTTGAGGCAATGCAACTTGTGGCAATGTCCAAGACGAACCCCGTGCAGGCGTTGAAAACGTTATTGACTCGGGCCGCCGCAAATGGTATAGATTTGAGTGAGATCGGTATACAGGGCGGTGTCGATGCGAAGGCACTCACCGACCTGCTCAAGCAGCAGATCAGCCAAGAAATGCAGCCTCTTCGGGCGCGCACCGAAGCAGAGCAACGCCAACAACAACAACAAGCAACTCAGATGAAGGCGTTTGGTGACGCCAAAGTCCATGTTGCACAATTCTTTGCGCAGAACCCGGATGCTCGCTCCTACCTTCCGGTGTTGGATGCAGTGCTCCAGAAGCATCCTCAGATGACGCTCAACGAGATTTGGGCACGTCTGCAACTATTCCTCGTCCAGCGTCAGCAGACCGGGAATGGAAATGGAGCCCGAACCCGCCCACGCGGTGCATTCCCGAACGGACGAGGAAGGCTGCCACCCCGCAACAAGAGCGAGATGGCAAATGTCAGTAAGAGCTACGAGCAGATCGCTCGCGACGTGATGTCAGAAGCAGGAATGTAACCGAGTCTTGTTTGACTCAAACAGCAGGTAAACCACATGGCAACCCTTGATACCGTGGTTCACGCGATGCTGACGCGGAGTCGGGCGAAGCTGATCATGGCTTCCGCGATTTCGGGCACCGTGAGCGCATATCTCCACGCGAAGAAGCGTGTCATCGTCGAGGACGGTGGTCCGCAGATCTCCAACCCTCTCATCGTCGGCTTGAACCCGAACGTCACGTCGATGCAGTATTACGATCAACTGCCCGTCGATCAGACGAACGAGTTCACCACAGTCGAATACTTCATGTCCCGTGTCGTTGGGTCGTTGATCATCTCGGATCAGGAAGACGATGAAAACCAAGGGCGGGCGGAAATCTTCAAGATCATCACCGGCAAGATCAAAGCCCTCGACGAGTCGATCAGTCGGCAGTTCGCCACGTACCATACCTCAGTCGGAACTGGAACGGACCCGAATGGTCTTGGAAACCTTATTCCTGCTGACCCGACTACTGGATCAGTTGGAGGCATTTCCCTCGCGACGGAAAGCCAGTGGCGTTCGTCATCGTACAACTTCGCAGGGACACTCACCCCTGAGAACATTGAAGAAGCCTTCGACGACATCATTGAACTAGACCTGAACAGGAAGTCCGATGGTCAAGCGTCTCCGAAGCCTACGGTTGTGTTCGCTGGTCGAAATATCTACCGAATGCACAAAGCCGCTGCTCGTGATAAGCAGCAGATCGCCCTCAACGCCACAGGAACTGGCAAGGCACTGGTCAACCTCGGGATTGTCGGTACGACTCATAACGGCGTCCCGCTCCTGTTTGACGAGAAGCTGCCTGCCAACGTCGCCTACTTCGTCAACGAAGAGTATCTGACCCTTCACGTCCTCAAGGGCGTCAACATGAAGGTCAAGAAGCTGGTCGCTCCGTGGGATATGGATGCGATTGGTCGCCGCGTCGTGTGGGAAGGTCAGCTTTGCACATGGCGTCAGTACCGCACTCACGCGTATCTGGTGAACTAATGTCAGACATCTCTATGGTGCGTAACCGCACAGGAGCACGGCTCGCTTATGTCGTGATCCATCTCAAAGGTGTGGTGAAGCGCGACCAGACGCGTTACGAGGCCGGTAAGGGCCTTCAGACTGTCTCCATCGAGGAAGACGCTGGATACATGGTGTACTTCCCTCGTGGGCATGTTCTGCGCTTCAAAGACAAGGAGTCCATGGAACACTATGGGCTCCGTGAAGGCGAAGCGCCGATCATCAACATGCAGGGGTTGCAAGACCCTAACAGTCCAATCGGCAGGATGCTCTCCGCACAAGATGATGCGACACGCAAGGGCGCGTGGCGTTCGATGGAGGATCAAGTCATTCGGCTGGCTACGGCCAAGACCGGATCAGTCATCATGCCAGAGCAGGTTGGCAAGGGTGGCTTCCGGTTGAACGAAGCCACTGTTTGACTCAAACACACAGGAGCCAAGAATGTTTCGTGATCGCAGCGCGTTCGAGCCGGGGATCAACAACTACGTCCCTGCAATGCAATACTCCAACGCTATCAACACGACGAACCCTCAGCAGTTCAACCTCGGTATGCCTGCTGCGAACGCCGTGCTGAAGTCTGGCATCGCTGCCAATGCCGCCATCGGCACCGTTGTCAACGTGGATATCATCGTTCCTGAGAAGTACGGTCGCACGTTGATCTTCACGCCATCTGGTGATCCGGGTGCATCCGGTGGTCAGATCGACTGGCGAGGCTTCGACTACCTCGGTCAGCCGATCACCGTACGCATTGCAGGTGTGAACGGTTCATCCACGCCCATCGTCGGTACTAAGGCGTTCAAGCGCATCTCGTACACCAAGATCGTCTCGCTCTCGACCAATGCCGTCACTTGGTCAATCACGGCTGGTGACTCGCTTGGCCTCCCGTACCGTGGTGACGTAGTGTGGGCGCGTGAAGGCGGTGCCATGGTCGCTGTGACATCGCAGTTCACTCCGGGTGTCATGACTGATCCAGCAACGTCGGCGACAGGTGATCCTCGTGGCTTGTACAATCCAACGGCAGCGTTCAACGGTGCGACTGAGGTTCTCGTTGGCCTCATCGGTGACTCGTCTGTCAACGCCAATGGTAACGGCGGCCTGCATGGGATCAAGCATTACGGCGGGTAAGTTGGTAGGGTAAACATGGCCGTTACAATCAACCAAATCGTCCAAGATGCCCTCGGCATCTTGGGCGAGGTTACTGGAGTAGGGACACAACTCTACTCCGAACCTCGCATGATCAAGGACGCTGGTCGGGCGTTCAATATGCTATTTAAGAAGCACTGGTGGCGACACTACGTTAAAAACACGACGCATATACTATCGGGATCAACTGGCATGGTAACAGATAGTCCATTTGCTCAGGTGGTGGACTTTGACGATTTTCATGCAGTATACGGTAGAGAGAATACGAGGCCGCTTCCCACATTGCCAGAAAATATCAACATCAACACGATCACAGGGACGACGCCAAAGTTCTGGACTTCGCTTCCTGCATCGGATGCTAACTATGGCACAAAGAAAATACAAATATACCCTATCACATCTACAGGCCAGATCATGGTTAAGGCTCGGTACCACCCACTCACCGCAGGAACCGACTGGACGGGAGCAACGTCTGTTGAATTTGATCGCGATCTACTTGTGTTTGGTACTGCTTATGTCGCTCTTTCTGGAGATGATCTGAACCCGCAGGCGAAGACCGACGTTCAAGCCATGATGGACAGTCGGTATCGAGACATTCAGAACTCACTTGCTAATCAGCATATGGGTGCCTCATATGATGATGGCATCCCACGCACTTGGTTCTCCACACCATATTAGTTTGAGTCAAACATGAACGTCTCGCTATTCAGCAAGGCACCCGGTAAGCAGGCCAAAAGCCGCTTGGAGGAGATTGTCCTCCGTGGGTTCGGTGGTGGCTGGAACGTCGTTGACGAAGACACAAATATGGAGGCGAAGTATCAACCGGAGTTGTTGAACTTCCGCCGCACGCCGTCAGGAGCACAGAAGGTCCGCTGGGGAACGAAGCGGTTTTGTGATGTTGCCAGTGTCGTTACTGGCACAATCGTTGACATGGAGTATTTCAACAACCGCGTCATCGTTGTTATGACAACAGGTCAGATTGCATCCATTGATGGTAACGGTGTGCCTGCTGCGATTTGGAATACAGCGATTGCAGGTGCATTGGTTCCTCCAGCAGGCCCTTGGAACCCTCTTACCCAATGCGATTTCGTTCATTGGAAGAGCAACCTCATCATTCATTGCGGAACGAATAAGCCGATTATCATCAGCTCTGCATATGCTGTGAAGTATCTTGGTGACGAAGGCAACGGCGGCAGCAACGTCAACACACCTATTGGTAAATATGGTTGCATCGCTGCGAACTACCACTGTGTCGCTGGGATCATGGGGCCTTCGCTGCAACCAACGACGGTGTACATCACAGCAAAAGGCACCGCAGGTACGTTTCCCGGCGACTCCGCACCTAACGACGCACTAAGCATTGATGTTGGTGCTTATGCTCCTACAGGCGCACCAGAGATATTAGGCATCTCAGGATATAGGCACTATCTCATTGTATTCTTTAGATCACAGTCGCTAATCATTCAATTAGGCGTCTATGACCAATCAGACCCGCCAAAGCATGTTCCTGACTTCGTAGACGAGATGCCACAGTTTGGGCTGATCAATCACCGTTGCATGTCAACGATTGAGAACGATTTGCGCTTTGCCAGTTATGACGGCATGGCAAGTGCGAAGCGCAACCTGTTCTCAGGTAACATTGATAGCAAATTCCTTAGTTCACTCATTGAGCCGATTTGGCGTCTCGGCCTCCCTACGATGAATGCATTCGCACCGTTCATGGTGCATGACCCTATTGCACATAGCACATTACAATTCCTTGGCGATCCAGCGGGCACGGTGTATGTCTATCAGGCC